AGTTGGCATCATCGCCCAGAGCGGCTGCGAGTTCGCTGAGCGTATCAAGTGCACCGGGCGAACCGTCTATCAGGGCGCCTATGGCCGCCTGAACGAACGCCGTGCTGGCGATCTGGATGGTGTTGGTGCCAGCCAACGCCGTCGGTGTTGTTGGAGAACCACTGAAGGCAGGATTAGCCAGCGGCGCTTTTGCGTCCAGCGCTGTCTGCAAGCCGCTCACGTCGGAGATGGCATGGCTGTGCGCGCTGGGAGCAAACGTTGCCGGCTTGCCAGTGATGCCGGTCCATGGCACGGCGTCAGCCACCCCGGCTGCATCTACCTTGCCATCATTGTCGGTGTCATAGACCGATTTGGCCATGTCACCGGCGCCGAAGCCGGTGATCTCCTGCTGCACGAAGGCGGTGGTGGCAATCTGGGTGCTGCTGGTGCCAGATGTTGCGGTGGGCGCTGTGGGCGTGCCGGTCAGCGCCGGAGAAGCCAGTGCTGCCTTCAGGTCCAGCTGCGACTTGCGCACCAGGTCGGAACCGGCAGAGGCGTCCTGTGATGACTTTGGCGCGCTCGAGAAAGTCTTGGCGCCACCAATAGTTTGCATCGTGCTGACATCGACGAAGGCGCCGCGGCCTGCCAGCGCCACGATGGAGGTGGCATTGCCACTGCCATCATCGCCCTTGCCGACATACATGGTGTTGTCCACCTCGTTGTGGGCGAGTTCTCCGGATTTGAGGCCCGCCGGTGCCCCGGCATTGCCGGAGACCCGACGCTTCAGCTGTATCGTGTTGGCCATCAGAAAAAGCCTCCGTTGATGGGTGTGTCGGTGGGAAGAAGAGTAATGCCAGGAGTTCCCTGCTCGCCCTTTTCACCAGGCGGGCCGGGTTTTCCCTGGGGACCGGGAAGCCCGAGGATACGCACCATTGTAATGCCGTTGGAGAGGCGAATGCGGATGGGCACGGTGCCGGGCAAGGCTGTTGATGGAGCAGGCAAGCTCATGACAGACCCCGGGTGACGGGCAGCTGAACCGGGATTTTCAGGCTGAACCCCAGGTGCAGTGGTGGGTTGAGATCATCGCGCACGACGTCCAGCACCACGCTGCCCGGCGCCATGCCGTTGGTAGAGGTGGCTGGAATGTGCAGATCGATGCTGGTGTCACTCACTCGTTCGATCTCGCCCGTCGTGCTGGACAGCACCGCCGCGACATCCGGTGACGAGGGCTTAAGCCGCACCTGTGCGATGAATGACGCGCCTTCGGCAAACACTGCCACATCGGCCTCCAGCCGCACCCGGTAGTCATAGCCGATCAGAATAGCCGGGCCCTGAGCCATGATGGAGCTCATGGCCGCCACCCACACAGCCGCCGGCCGGTCTCGTTGTGGGCCAGAATCTGGCGCTGTGTCTGTTTCGTCAACTGATCAGCGCGCGATGGCCGTATGGGTTCGGCCCAGTCACAGCCGGAGCGCAACAGCCCTTCAGTCGCGCATCCACCGATCGAGACGGCGATCAAGATCAGCATCACTATTGTTTTGTACGTCATGGCGCACCTCGGCAGATGTCTTGAGCGAACGGAGCCGGTCCTGCATTTTGCGGGCCTCGAAGGCGGCCTTGCCGGCGGACCGGCCCTGCAGGAAGGCGATGACCAGGCCCGTCATGATGGCACCCACCAGTGCCAGCCACACTGACAGCTTGGACCAGGCCCTGAGTGCCATCACGCTAATGAACGCGCCCATCACGCCCCCTTCCGGCTGGCAATAAACAATGCCAGCCCCGCCAGGAAGCCGACACCCGCCATACCAGCCAGCGCATACTGCAGGATCTGCGAGCCCGATACCGAGGCGGCCACGCTGGAAAACAGGCTTGCCGCCCAGCTGACACTCTGCCGGTCAATGAGAGGCCGTGTCGTATGCCGGGCCTGGTTGTAGGCACTGGCCACAAACGCGCCCCTGGCCCACAGGCCGGCTTCGGCTGCCCGGCGATTGGCGAGGCCCTGCAGTCTGCGCCCTTGGGCCCGGGTCCATTTCATGAGCTCGCCCGGCACCGCGTCATCATCACCGGCATTGAGCCGTTTCAGCAGCGTCGAGCGGTGCAGGGCACCGGTGTTGAAGTCAAAGCTCACCAGGGCTGCAAACTGGTTGTCGCTCAGATCCACCTTGACCAGCCGATTGACGCGTTCTTCAAAGCGCGCCAGGTCGGCCTGCAGGATCTTGCGTGCCTGAGCCCGCGTCACAGTCATGCCTGCCACCACCTGTGGCGGGCCGGACCTGGATGTATGCCCATAGCCAATGGTCCACACCCCGCCGGCATCGCGATAGGCTTCCAGTTTCAGCCCTTCCCACTGCATGATGTGGCGCAGGCCTTCGGTATTGATCTTGCGAGCCATGGGCTCAATCCTCCTTGCAGATGCGATAACCAAACACTCGGGTACAGGTGCGCGGCAACCGCACCTGCTGGCAGGCACCACATGGCGTTGAGCACACGAACACGGCCTGCCGGTCGGCCTTGGCTGCATGAGCCAGCCTGATGCCAATGACGGCGCACAAAACAACGGCCACCACGACGGCGGCCGCACAATAAAAACGCAGCATGGGAAGTTCCTTGTTAATGCGGGGTGAAGGTCAAAAATGGCAGTCAAGATGGACAAGCCAGGCGGCTGGCCGCCTGAAGCCGTCATTTGCACAGTGTCAGAGCCTGGCCAACGGCCACGAGATGAACTTGGCGATCAGCGCTGAGATGGCAGCCCCGATAAGGCCAAGACCAATCGCCACCACCTTCCAACTGCCCTTCACGCCAATGATGGTTTCGTGGATGTCGTTGATCTTGCGGTCTATGGTGCTGGTTGCAGCTTTCAGCTCATCCATCTGGCGCTGCAGGTGTTCGTAGTTGATCTCGATGGCGCGCAGGCGCTCAGCCTGTGAGGAACGAGGGGCCATGGAATTTCCTCCTGTATAGGGCCATATGGGTATTGATTGGGACGTATGCTTAGCCAACACTGCGCCAGGGTGAGCCAGGCAGGGACACATGCAATGGAAGCGCAACTTGACACAGCCATGGCGGGATTGGTGGGCATTGCCATAGCCGCAATCTTGTATGCCCTGCGCAGGGTGTTCATGGCGTCCATCGCCATTATCGGCGGGCTGTTTGTGGTGCTGCTGCTGGTTCGCCATATGCTGACAGGCTGAAGCGGCACGTCTGCAGTGCGTCACGCGGCAGAACCTGGCGCCTTCAACGACAACTGGCTCACGAAGCCAGATGATCGGCTGTATGTGTGGGTGACCGCCTCGATGCGCCAGGCGCCATCTATGCCGGCGCGGGCACCAGAGATGATGCACAACCCGTCAGGAATGGCGGCTGTGTTGCCCTCGATGGTGACGCTGCCCTCTGCCTGATCACGCTGCGAGGTTGCGCTGTCGGACCCGGCCTGCTGACCTGCTTCTGCCTCATCCGCCTTGGCATAGCGATGGTCATGGCGTGCCTCAGCCGATAGCCCTGTGCCTTGTTCGGTATCCTTCCACTTCGCTTCATTCGGATCGTACCAGCGCGCACGCATGGTGGCGAACTGTGGTCGGCCCAGCGCCGGTGACAGGTCCCAGCCGTGCAGGTTGTCGCCCCAGCGTGCCATCACCGATGCAGTATAGCTGCCGCCGCGCTTCGACATTGTGGCCCTGGTGCCCTGGATGCGGAAGTTGCCGCCGATCTCGCGGGCCAGGCGTTCGCCTGCGTGGATGAAGCTCTCATCACGCATCTCGAAGTAGCGCCGCTTGATGCCGGCCAGTGACGGGTCTATCTCTATCTCGGTCACACCTGCAGCCTTGCCCGCCTCGGTGAGGATGTCATTCACCGTCGTGTCGTCGAAGTGGCGCTGCTGGGTCTGCTTGGGCCCGGCAGTGGTATCCATGCCCTTGGCTGTAATGGTCAGGGTTCGCCCGCCTGAGCGGCTGCCGCCTGACTTGACCTCATCCACTGTGCCGGTGAAGACCACGCGAACACCCTCTCCATCCCAGCCCAGCGCGACAATGACAGGCGCCCCAATCTGCGGCAAGACGATGCGGCCATCGGTATCGTCGATCTCCAGCGTTGCCGTATCAGCATGTGTACCGACCTTGTCGGAGACAGACAGCGAGATCAGCACCGGTGACAGGGTGCTGGTGATATTGCTGCCGGCAACCGTGACCATGAACGCAGCGCGTTTCGACATCTGTCCTCACCAAAGCCTGATTGGTTCCAGTAGTGTGGGTTCTCTCGGTGTCGGGATTGGCAGGTTGAAGGTGGTGCCAACTGGCAGGTAAGCGTCAAGATCGGCCAGGCCAGGGTTCATGTCATGGACCTGTTCGACCAGACCTGGCATCGGGCGCCTGAAGCGGCGCCAGACAACCAGTGACACAGTGATGAACTCACCTTCCACAGTGACTGGCTCGACGATCATGGAAACACCCCTGAGAACACGGAGAAGAAGTTGCCATTGGAGGGCTTGCTTGCCCGGCGGACCGAGATGTCCACGTCGATCACCTGGCCTATTCCTTGCGCATCGAGATAGCTTGACTGCTCTGTCACCTTGTCGATCACGACCCAGCCCATCTGCGCGCCATCGCCACGCATGAGGTAGAGTGGCCTGCCTGCTGAGCGCGCCTGGTAGAGCTTCTTCAGATCACCAAGTCCGCCGAACTTGTGGGTGAAGATCCGTGCCTTGATCGACCAGGCTTCAGGGCCCTCCCCCACCCATTCCAGTGGTGGGCGGGCTCCCAGTACAGGCTTTTCGGCAAAGCCCGTCTCATGGTTGTGATCGTAGCCGGTGGCGTTGAACGGATAGACCTCGAACCGGATCGGCCCCAGTGACATCAGCATCACACGAACCTCATGGAGGTATCGGCAAATACACCCCGGAAGGTCTCGCGCACTTCGTCTCGCAATACGCGGCGGATCTGCTGCACCACGTCTTCGGCGTCTGTCTTGCCGTGAAAGGTCATGTTGAACACCGGCGACACGGTGATGCCACCAGCCCCAACCGATCCAGCCTTGTTGACGTAGCCTGAGCGACCCGCGGTGATGAGTTCGGGACCGCGTTCGCCCACCATGTAGGTAGACCCGCGGCTGATCGGGCCGCCAGTGGCGCGTTCACCGTCAACAGCAGCCGGCGCTCCCCCAGAACCACGTGTACTGGTCCTCGATCCGGTGCTGCCAAACAGGCCACCCACCGTGGAGGCAAGTCCACGAACCGGCGCAAGGATCGCAGAGGCCTTGTCCATGATCCACGCGATCAGTCGGTCGAACACCTGCTTCATGCCGTTCCACAACGACATGACGAAGTCATAACCGGCCTGCCGGGCCTGTTGCTTCTGGTTGTCGCTAAGCGTTTCGCGGCTGAACACGCTGCCCAGCCAGTCGGCCACACTCGCAATAGCGGTTTTGGCTCGCTCCCAGCCACTTGCAATCACGCCACCGATCGGCGCAAGCCAGTCCAGAAGCGGACGTATCCGTTCCAATGCCGGGGCGAGGAGTTCACTGACCGCCTGGCCGGCACCGGACAGAACTGACGAGATATGGTCCCAATACCGCCACAAGGAGTAGGCCGCGGCTGCAACCGCGCCAACCGCAATGGCAATCCCGCCCCAGACTGGCGCGGAGATGGCAGCCAAAGCCCCGCCGACCGCTGTCATTGCTGTGGCCAGGCCTGAGACACCGGGCACCGCCAGCGCCATACCGCGCAAAGCCGCTGCTGCCGTTTGCAGACCGGTCATTTGTGCCCCTTGCATTCCAGCCAGTGCGCTCTGCAGCGCGATCATGCCGGTGGCTCCGGTCTTCAGCCGCGCCATCGCCGCGCCAAGCGTGTTCACCGCAAAGGACAAGCTCGCCAGCATCCCGCCCCTGCCCATCAGGCCAATGAACGACAGCCCGGCAATTGCTGCCTTGAGGCCGACAAAGCCCGCCGTCATGGCGACAAGTGCGCCTGTTACCTGCGGATACCGGCTCACAATACCAGTAAGCGCCTCCAGAACGGGACGAAGTGAGCCTGCAATCTGGCCCAGCACCGCAATGAGCGCCGTACCGATGCCAGTTTGCAGATTCTGCACCGCGATCCGGAACGCCTTCATCTGCTCCACGCTGGTCTGCATCATGCGCGCGAAGTCGGCATCGATGACGCCGCTGGCGCCAGAAGCCTGGTCGCGCAGCTTGAGATAGTCCTCCAGTCCGTTCAACAGGGGAATGAGACCCTTCTGCACCTGTGCATCGGCGAATAATTCGCCGATCCGTGACAGGTCACCCCCGATTGCCGTGTCGATGGCCCGCAGCGAGGCCTCGAGAGGATCGCTGCCATTGGCCTTCGCCTGCTTGAGCACCTGCTGAATGTCGATGCCGGCTTTCCTGAAGTTCTTGATGGCATCATTGGAGTTGATTTTCTGCAGGATGTTGTTGAAGTTGGTGGCAGCCTCTGACGCATCGCCGGCACCGCGGCGCACGATCTGCAGGGCTGATGTGATTTGCGCCAGGCCAGCAGAGCCTGTCATGCCTTTCGAACTGGCCAGCGCCGTAATCGATGGCAGGTACTGCGCCATGTCCCGCAACTCAAAGCCCCCCGCCTTGCCGGCAGCCGCCATTGTGTCAAACGACCTGGCCAGGTCTTGTGCCGCAATACCGAGGTTCGACATGGCGGCAAAGCCCGCCTTCGACAGGTCCTCCAGGCTCGCCCCCGTGGCCGTGGCAGCCCTGGCAATCGACGGCATCGCCCTGGTGGCGCGCTCGACATCGAGCCCCATGCCGACCAGGAAGTCCTGCGCCTTGACCACATCGGTGGCAAACTGGTTCATCTGAGCCGCTGTCTGGCGTGCGGCCTGCCCAATGCCGCGCAGTTGGCCAGCAGACAGATCACCCTTTGCCCCGATCTCGGCAAGCGCGCGGTCAAACTCTTGCGCAGCCTGCACAGGCGCGCTCAGCGCCTCTTTCAGAACGTACAACGTGCCAAGCGCATCGAACATGCGCCCGCGCGCAGCATCTATGGCGCGATTGTTACGCGTGATGGCCGCGTCGAGACGCTCACCCAGCAAGATCGGCCGGCTATTGGTCTCGCGGATCGTGTTCGAGATGCCAGACAGCGCGTTGGCCGCCCGGCGGGCCGGAGAGGTGACCCGGTCAAGCAGTTCAATAACCAGCTGAGATGTCAGCGTTGACATGGGTTACCTTTCCCTGGGCTTGTGCGATCCGGCTGGCCTCCGCGTGCCAGAGCAGCACCTCGGTCCAATACATGTCATCAAAGGCCGTGATCGGTGTCGAAAGGATATGCGCGGCGTCCGCTACGACGCTGCGCCATTGCTCGAC